CGGAAAGAATCCATTTTTTGCCAAGTTTTAGGATGCTGCGCGCCCACCCTTTGCGCTGATGAATTACTGCCCGACGGTCTGCGTAATCACGCATTGGAAAAATTTGCACTGCTCTGCGGGCTAATTGTTGTTTGTTTTTCATGATTGCCTCCATAAGCCCCCCGAAGGGGACGGGTTGATTACCGACTGCAAAGAAAATCGTCGTAGGCTTTTTCCATCGCTAAGCGTTGCTCATATTCGGTCAAGCCTAAGAATCGGATGCTGCCAAAATTGGTAGTGGAAAGCTCCCACTCGCAAATAATCGGATTGTGATAACCGACGTCTGGTTCTGCGTCACGTATGTCCATCCACACCAACACCGGAAAACCGCCACGAACTGTCACGGTGCGGCACTCGTTGTAGTAAGCATGCAGGCGACGCTCGTTTTTTTCTTTGGTGAAAACACGCTTGATTTCAGCGCGGGACACTTCGGCGGCCTGGTTCAGGATTTCAGCGATTTGCTCAAGTGTTTGCATGATGCAGCTCCTTGGTTGGTGTTGCGTTGTCGATGAGTGAATCTTACGCACACTGAACGCAGGATGCAAGCCTTTTTAACAAAAGAATGTAAAAAAAGTTTTGAGGCGATAAAAAACCCGCCGAAGCGGGTTTGTTGTTGTTGCTTTTACCAACAAGGCAGCAAGCCTGGAGCCCCAAATTCTAACCCCCTCAAAAGGGTAGAAAACTCCGACTTGCTGTCTTGTTGATGCCGTCTTTCCGGCTGTCAGTTGGCAAAACCGGGCTTTCTTGACGCGCCATGACAGCGCCCCGCCCCATATCGTCAACACGGCTGCTGACTACACCTCATGCACCGGGCTTATTTGGCCGGCCCTCGCGGAGCGTTCGCAATCAGCATGCGTCTTGATGCAGGCAAGAATCTGCCTTTGGGCATCTTCATTGCCTTTACCTACTATAACAAAATCACCAATGCTTTCAAGGTATTTTCGCCAGTCTTTTTGATCTGGCGAGACTGAGCCGCCCTTGGTGCGCTTCATCTCGACCCACACCCGCCACGCCGGAATGTAGAGGTCTGGCACGCCTTTGGACACGCCTTCGGCCTTGAGTCGCCCCGCAACGCTTGGTGATCTGGCACCGCCGTTGGGAATGGCAAAAATTCTTACGCCGGGATAGGTTTGGCGGAACCATCGAACGAACTCGCGTTGTTCTTCGTGCTCGGTGGGGATGCGCTCAGTCATATTCGCCCTTAAGCACTTTTTCAATTTGCTCAAGTTTTAACTTGAGATCGACGTTTTCCCACATCATTTTTCTATAGTTGTCCCATTGTTTCTCTGACCGCTCGCGCTCAACAGCAAGCAAGCGGTCAAGCCGCTCCATTTGTAACCGCTCTTTTTTGGTCATTGCCATGATCTAGTTAGCACCCGGTAAAATTTGCCGTCTTGTTTGTAAGTGATGGTGACCGGCGGTTCGCCACTGTTCATAGCGTCCGCGATACCATCAAGCGAAGATTCCTCGGTGTTCGGCGCACAGCTTTTACGCTTTGCCTCTACCAGCCTTTCTAGCGCCTTTTGGCCTGCATAGCCTTCGTGGTTGATGGGCAGATATTCGGTGATCGGCTTATCGCTCAACGCCCCGTAATACGTCACGGCGAGCATTTCTTTGCCTGATGCTTTGCTGACGTGCATCCTCCAGTTCCAGGCTGTTACTTGAAGCTCCTGAGCCTCGATGCCCATGATGTCATCAGTGTGCAGCTCGAATCGCTTAGGCTCTGGTGCCGGGAACTCAGCGCCACACGCTGGGCACACACGAGCGGAGATCGGGCAAAGCTCGTTGCATGTATCGCACACCTTGACTGGTGCCTCGCCTTCGCCCGATCCCGCTTTCTTCGGTGGCTGAACTGCGGTTATCGGGCCGTGAGTTTCCACCACGCCAGCGAAATCCAGCACCAGGCAATGATCGGTGTGACTCTTTGGCCGCATGCCTCGGCCTGCCATCTGCACGTAAAGACTGGGCGACATGGTGGGCCTTAGCATGGCTATCAGGTCAATGTCGGGGTAGTCAAAGCCCGTCGTCAGCACGTTGGCGTTAGTGAGTGCGCGGAGTTTGCCTGCCTTAAAATCCGCAAGAATTGCGGCACGTTCGGCCTTGGGCGTGTCGCCAGTCACACACGCTGCGGCGATGCCGTACTCCTGCAATACCTCGGCCACGTGCTGAGCGTGAGCAACGCCAGTGCAGAAAAACAGCCATGCTTTGCGAGCTTCTGCCCTGGCGATTACCTCACGCACCACGGCGTGATTTTGGTCGTCGGTATCCACCGCTCGTTGTAAATCTGCCTCAATGTACTCACCACCACGCTTCTTGACCTTTGACACGTCAAGCCGCGCACCTGTTACCTTGCTTCGCAGCTTTGACAGGTAGCCCCGGAAAACAAGCTCCTCAATGCTCACCGGCTCAATAAGGTCGGCAAAAATTGCCGGCGCGTCGGTAATTAAACCATGCCCGAGGCGGTAAGGCGTGGCAGTAAGGCCCACCACGCGCAACGCCGGATTGATGGCTTGCAACTCGGCCAGAAAGGTGCGGTATCCGCCTTCGTCGTTGTGGCTCACCAGGTGGCATTCGTCGATCAGCACCAGGTCTATATGCCCGACCTCCTGAGCCTTAGTGCGGATAGACTGGATCCCGGCAAACGTTATCGGCTCTCCCAAGTCTTTCCGCCCAATGCTTGCAGAGTAAATCCCCATCGGCGCACCCGGCCAATGCTGGCGCATCTTCTCGGCGTTTTGCTCTAAAAGTTCTTTTTGATGGCAAAGCATCAATGCTTTTGTTTCAGGCCAATTTTGCAAAGCGTTTCGCATGATTTCTGCAATGATTACTGATTTTCCAGCACCTGTTGGAAGTACCATGCAAACATTTCCGTCATTGTTTTTCATCCATCCATATAACTGTTGAATTGCCTTTGATTGATAATCTCTAAGATTCACGATGAGCCTCTATGTATTTTGCAGCTCTATAAAAAATCTCTTCTTTTTCTTTAAAAAGGCCAATTGCTTGATTGCATTTCTGGCACAGTAAGCCTCGAACTTTGTTCGTCGCGTGACAATGGTCTATGTGGTAGCCCCCCTGAATGTTCGTTTCGCATATCGGGCATTGGAATTTTTGTTTTTCAAGCATTTGGTCAACGTCAAACTCTGTCAAGCCGTACTCTTTTTTGATTCTCGCCCAACGAGCTTTTTCTGATCTTTTAGCGCGCAAACAAACATCACAATCAATACAATTATTTGTTGTTACATATCTTCGATAATGCCCATGTGGACATGATGTATTAGACAGATATTCCAAATATCCATTTGCCAAAGCAATCAATGCTGCTGAATGATTTGCAGCAGATCGTTTGCTTGATTTTCCACTTGAATTGATAGCAGCTTTCCCGCGTGCTTTTGCAATACATTCAGAGCAATTCCCAGACGATGCGTATCGTGGAGATAAGTGGCCTTTGGTGCATCTTTTACCTGTGAAATATAAAGTTTCTCTAAGCTCTCTTGCGCGTTGCCCTGTGGCTGGCAACTTTGAAAATTCTGAGTGAAATTCGTGTTTCTTTGCCATGATTTACTCACGTTAAATAATGGTTAATCATAACATCACCCAATCACCCTCCCCCCAATTTCCCGCATTTCCTGCACAAACTTATCAGGATTGGCACAGGTGGCAGGGTTAGCCAGAATCTCTTTACTGGTAAATGTCGTTTCATTCGGCTCGCCATTTGCCACGTCTTTACCGTCAATTACATAAACCGCAGTCATAGCATCCGGGCCTTCCTTGATCTGCCACGGAACTAGATCAGGGTGCAGGACGTGTCCTTCGCAGCCTCTGCGTTGCCAATCAACTGGAACAGCTTCGTTTTCATGCCTGGCACATGTGAATGTGCTGTCAGGCGTAGCGGTAGAGTGCGCGCAAGTGCGGCAATTCACTTCTTTGGTGGTTTTTGTTTTAAAGCAAAACTCATGCGCCGGGCAAAACTTGCACTGATACCAGCTCGGATCAGCGCTTAACGGCTCAGGCATACGGTCAGACAAGGCTATGCGCTTGCCACGTTCCACCAGAAAATTAGCGACTTCGGCATCAAACTTGATCTGTTCCGTCCAAATTTGATCATCGTCCTTGCAGATTGCGACGTACAGCGCGCGGTCAATCTTCATTCCAAGCATATAAACTTGCATCTGGGCATAGTGCATGGGCTTGGATCGTTCGACGCCGTTATCTTCTAAAGCGTCAAAAGACTTTTTGCTATGGGTTTTGAACTCGACCACATATCGCTTTCCGTCGCCAAAAGGCACGCCACATTCAGCGATTCCATCAACCGACCCTGATACATGTGCGCCAAAATCGACGCGGCTTTGCGTCTTGCCGGTGCGCTGAATGTCGATTCCAATTGCCCGAAGATCGCTGACCAGCGTTTGTTCTTCGAGATGGCCCCGACGAAACAAACGCAGAATTCGACCAGGAAACTTTTCTACCACCGCCCACCTGAAAGTCAGCCACAAATAACGGTCACATGGATGCCCAAGCAATGACGCGCCCATGTGCGGGCGAGGCGGCTCTTGGTGCGTTTCGTGGTGTTTGTCGATTAACTGAGAAATGGTGTATTCTTTCATCGCAATCTCCGTTCTGTTGAAATCTTTAGCCCCCGCCACTCGGCAGGGGCATTTTTTTGCCTGTTACTTCTTGGCCCACGGGGGGGCAGAGCCGGTGGCCTTGGCCTCGGCAGGCTTGGAAAAGGTCGGCACCGATGCGGCAATAGGCATTGCATCGCCAGATGATTTGAACGCTTTTACCTCGTTGCGCGCAGCGTATTGGTCGGTTGCCTCTTTAATCTCCAATTTGATCTGCAAACTGCCGCCGACCAGTTGATCGGTGTCTGAAAGCTGCCCAATTCCAAGCGCGAGACGAATATCATTAAGTTGTTTTCTGCCAATGTTTTCAGCATCAAACGATTTGTTTTTGATATTCACATTGCCAAAGACCACGCGCCCTTGATGCGTAGGTCCGGTAATGTCATAACGAATGGCGATGTATTGACCCGTGCCGTCCTTGGTAGCCTTTAATTCGGCTTTATTAATCTTTGCGCTGTACCATCCAACTGGCAAAGGTTTAAACTCCCCATCGCCGGAGGATTGCGGAATTTCGTCGAAATTGATATCAAGAAAAGCCATTTTTTAGTTCTCCAAAGTGATTGAAAAAGAGGGACGGGAAGCGGTAACGGTTACAGCATCGGCCAGCACTGCGGTAATCTCGGGCGAAGTGGCCTTCCACGCCGTCATATTAATTTCAGGTTTCCAGCGAAACAGGCTGCTGAGGTGCTCGGTAAATCCATGCTCGGCGGCTAGTTCCTGCACCTTGTCGGCATCAACCTTGCGGGTAAGCCGCCCGGTGATTTTGATCTGGTGGCCGGTGAGCGTCTTGGCGTTGAAGGTGCCTTCCATCTGTTCGCCGATGGCGAAGGCTTTGATAAGTTCATCTTCAACCGCTCGGCGGGCTTCCACTGCCATGCGTTCTGCTTCTTTGGCCTGAAGCCATGCTTCAGAAAGCTCAAACAGTTTTGCTTCGATCATTTGCTGGCCCCTGAGTCATATTCAGTAATAAATTTCAAAGCCGTCAGTTCAGCTCCTACATCCTGCCCGGCCCAATCTCTATTCATTAGCCAATTCGTCAATTCATCTGGGTCTACTCTCCACTCCCATCCATCACCAAACGACTTCGCAACTAAGATTGATTCATTTGTTTCTGTGTCTTGGATATAAAGTCTGTTGTTAGCCATTTTTTAAGAATTCCCCCTTTCCGCCATCATTGCATCGGCCAGCATGTAGCACTGCACCGCCACCATCTCTTCGATTTCCATTCCCGCATTAACTGCTTCACGGTCTGTGGTGTTGGCAAGGTAGTGTGGGATGGCTAGGGCTGCGAACAGGTCGCGCAGGGATTCTGGTTGGCTCATTTCGTTTCCCCTGTGGCTTTGGCGATGGCATGACGTGCTCGTGTAAGCCAATATGCGGCATCTTCTGGATTGTCTACAGCCCATTGCAATGACTCCAATAAATCAGGCGCGGCAGCGATAAGGCGCGCATTTGCTTTGCCTTTACTGTTGGCTTCTCGCCACGTGCCTGCTGCCTCAGAATCTTCGAGCATGTCATCGTAATTTATGCCGCAGATTCTCGGGTTATCCCCTTCCCGCTTTCTTCCTTTGTCTTCCACTACCCAAAGAAAAAGGCCGAATTCGTGCCAGACTTTCCACGGCCCCGGCGTGTGCTTGCTCATTTTGTCTCCCCCGTTGCTTTGAATATGGCGGCGCGCGCCGTCTTATCCGCCTCTTGTTGGTATTGGTCGTAAGGAATGCCTCGATATTCAAGGTCTTGGCCGAATTGAGCCATATAGAATCGCAACGCATCCAGCAGTTCCGGCGCCGCAGCCATCAGTCGCGCGTTTGCCCTGTCCTCTTCAAAATTGACACCCGTGATGGTGTCGGCTATGCGTTCGCCGTAGGCCCAGATTTCAAAGTCGTAGGCTTCCCACGGGCCCGGTGTGTGTTTACTCATTTCTGCCCCCCAATCTTTGCAATAATCTCGCCCAAGTCCGGCGCTTCCCAAGCCGCCAGCTTGCCGGAGCGGTCTTTCGCTAACCAAGCCCCGTCGCTGTCACACATCAGGGCGCGTTGGCTCTGACCTTCGGAATCCTTTTCCACACGTAAAGCCAGCACTTCGTCGAAAAAGTACGGCAGGCTTTGGGATAGCGTCTTTCCGGGCATGCTCGGGCCGTACATCACTTTGCCCATTTCGTCCTGCAACTTTTCCAG